CGGCCATTACTTTTTCAACATCACTCATATTTTAATCTCATATACTTTGTATTTAAACTTCTCTTTACTATATATCTTTATTCGTTCTGCTGCATGATTTAACGTATAATTCTTTTTGCTTTTCCAATGTAAATCATCAGCTATATCAAATACCTTTGTAGCTTTACCATCAGTCGACTTACGTAATCCTCTACCAATCGATTGAAGTACTCGTACCTGTGACTTCGATGGTGAAGCAAAGATTATGTTGTTCAATCTTTTTATATTTATACCTGTAGAAAACGTACCAACTGAAGCTACGATTATTGCATCGGATTCTCCTTCAGTGATCGCTCGTATATTCTCTCTATCATCTACTCCTGTTTCACCAGATACATAAAAGAGTTTACGATTCGTTCTACCCATTTCTTCTAACTTCTTCGTTAACATATCATGTAATGGTTTACCATGTTTATCAACATACTGGAATAGAATAAGAGTATTACCATCTTGATCTAGTGCTAGGTTTGATATAAACTGATTGCGAGGATCATGTCTTACAATGAAGTCCATCTCTTCTTGATACTTAACCTTTGAGATTTGTTTACAGTATTCATCAGCATACTTTAATAGCAATACAGATACGTTTAAATCAGCCAAGTCTTTCGAATCCATCAAAGCTTTAGTTGTGGTTACCTTATGTACTGGACCAAACAAACCTTCTAATACTAACTGATGAGTCTGTGTCCCATCCAAAGTACCAGTCGTACCAATTCTGTATTTAGCATTACAGCACTTTTCAAGTATTGCAGTTAATGACTTAGCTTTAAAGTTATGTGCTTCATCACCTATGACCATACCATAATCTGCAAACCATGGTGCACGTTCCTTATATATCGATTGCCATGTGCTAATCACTACTCGTTGTTTTATATCATACTTCTCTTTACCACCATAAATCTTATGACAGTTTTCATCTACGTTCCATTCATCATATTGGCTATAATCGCCAAAGTCTGAATACATTTGCTCTACAAGAGAAGTAGTCGGTACAATCAATAGGATATTACCTTCATTATATGTGCTTAGATAATAACGTATTGCCATGTATATAATCAAAGACTTACCAGAAGCTGTCGGCGAAAGCAATAATGATTGTCTATTACTTAACGCATGTTCAACAGCATCTTGTTGATATTGGCGAGCTTCAATTTTATTACCGCCAGCAGTAAGGTGGATTTCTGATAACAAAGCAGGAACATCAATATCTTGAATAGTATCAGGTCGGCCGTAGTAATCATTATCTTCTACGATAACTTCATAATCACGAGCTTGAGCAAACTCGTACATATACTTAAATAGTCCACTATACAGTTGCTTCTTACGTGTATCAAATAATCGTATCTTACCATCCCACATACGATTCTTATATGCTGGCATGAATTTGTATCCAGGAACAAAGAAACAAAAATGATCTGCTAGTTCCATTTCAATTCCAGGATCAGTTTGTATGTTAAGAAATACGTGATTACTTTTTGATACGATTATCTTATCCATTATACTCCACTTGTAAACTTACGCCACTCAATCATATTCTTGATATTTTGATGACGCCACTTGATGTTCTCTAAGATCTCTTTTAAGGTCTTATCAAACTCTTCAAGGTATTCAATTTTAGATTGTGCTTCTTGTATGACAGGATCAGAGTCATAGAATTTATCCATATCTCCTTTCAGTACTGTAAGACCTTTAAGCGGATCATAATCCCAACCAAGATCATCCATCTCTTGCTTAGATAGTTTACCGTTATAATGTAACCACTTATTCTTAAGCAATACTTTAAACTCAGCTTCACGTCGTCTTAACGTGAGCTTATTGATACTCATAATCTCTAAGTATTTGCCGTGTAGTTTTGCCGAATCTCGGGAAGATTCGTCTAATTGCATTTCATCAATAACGCAATCTTTCTGCCACATTTCTAGAATGGACTTTAAATCAATCATATAGTCTTAACCTTTTCAATCAGTGTTATATTATATATATGTTCTATTTTATCTCAAAGAAACTGTACTTAAACGTTACTTCAGCAGTAAGATATTCGATATCACCTTCGACATTAAACTCTAAACCTGACAATGATACTGGAAATATACCTTTAAATGTTACTTCTCTTGTCTTGTTGTTATGTGAATTTAGTATAATGAGAGTTGCATCAGTATTATTACTAGGCTCACCGTTAACTATGTTATGCATCCACTTATATGTTTCAATGTAGTTATCCATATCTTCAGTGATATTAAACGTTACAGTAAAATCATCAAAGTTTAATCGATCACCTTCAAATGCTATATTAGCGCCTCTATATGGTGATGCAGCTTCAGACATACTGATTCCAGGAACCGTGGCAGCAGTACAGAAGTATTCTAAATTAGGATAGTTTCTATAGTCTATCTTTAGTTGAAAGCCAACAGGGCTTAAAAAGTTTTTGTTTGATGTAACTGGCATAATTAATCTCCGTTATAACTTTATTTATACGCAAAAAAAAGAGGATCCGAAGATCCCCTTTTAATTTTTACTTCGAAGAAGTTATTATTGATTATACACCAACAATAAGGTTACGACGGAAGTAAGGGTTTGCACCAACTGAACCAATACCAGCTGCAGTAGCTGCGAAAGGATTTTGTTGAATACCGTAACGAGTCTTGAATCCAATTTTTGGTTGGAAATCAGAAGCGTCAACAGCTTTCAACATAGTTAGTGGTACGTATGGGCAGTAGAATAAACCTGCGTCATAAGTATTAGCACCTTTATAACCAACAGTAGCATAGTCATGTGGAGCATAAGGATCAACATAGACTTTCATACCATTTTTCAAAGTACCAGCAAAAGTATTACCAGCATTATCAACAGTAAGATCACCAGCAGTGATAGCAGAACCGTAAGCTAAAGAACCAGCAGCACTTAAAGCAGCAGCAACTGAACTTGAAGCGATGATGTAGTTACCTTTACCACGACGAGTTTCTTTAGCGATGATGTTAGCTTCCTGCTCTAAACGGAAACCAAGAGCTTGGAAACGCTCTGCTTGCCATCGGCCGTCACCCATATCAGTATCGTCAGTAATTGTAATAACACCGTTAACTGTACCAGTAGTACCAGTTTTAGCAGTTTCGTTAATGTTACGGATAACTTCACGGTTGATTTCACCAAGGATTTCAGCAGAAAGGATATTAGCCAATTCAGCTTCAGCATCTAGACCGTGTACAGCTTTAAGGTCTTGAGCTAATTCCATTGTGTATTCAGCTTGTAAAACACGAGTTTTAGCTTCTACAGTTACTTTTTCAACTGTGAAACCCATACCAGCTGGAGATTGATCTTCACCAGTTGCAGTAGCAATACCAGTACCAGTTGTACCAAGTACAACAACTTTACCAGTACCAGCAACAGCACCTGAAACAGTAAATACTAAACCAACTGCAGCAACAGCATCAGCTGTAGTTGCACCAGCAGTAGTCCACTGTGCACCAGTTGTGCCAGTCGCAACAGTTACTTGACAAATATCGCCAGAAGCAACAGTACTTAAGTTAACTCCAACATTGCTTGCTTGACCAGCTTTATGAGTACCAGCACCTGAGAAATCAGTATCTGCTTCGTCAAATAATGCTTCATCATCAGCAGTAGTAACAGCGCCATTAGCATAACGTGATTTCATCGCGAAGATAAGACCAGTTGGGCCAGACATTGGTTGTACACCAGCAACATCATATGCAATAAGGTTAGGCATTGCACGACGTACTAATGAGATAAGTACAGGATCAGGGTTAGCAACAGAATCAGTAGTACTGCCTGAAAGTGCTTCCGAGATTGAGTATGTACCTTGTTGAGCTTCAGCAAGTAAAGCTACTTCAGTGTTTTCTAAAAGGCGAGCAGTAACTGCTTTCTTTTCGTGTGACTCGATGATTGGTGCACTTTCGTGGTCCAATACTGGAGCCCATTTTTCCATAAGGACTTGATCTGATTTAAACATTTTAGTTTCTCCTATTAATGTTTATTTAATTAAATTACAGCTTACTTAAATACGTTTGAGTTAAGCGCTGAGGTGTATCTTGCCATTGAATCAGAAGTATTCTCAGTAAGAGCTTGTTCTGTTCCAACAATTTTATCAACTTCTGAAGTAGATTCAACAGACTCTTTCATGAAGTATGATTCTTTGATAGTTTTCACTTTCATTTCGAAAGATTCGCTATCGCCAAATTCTACATCTTCAACCAAAGAAGAAAGTTTTTCAGCTTCAGTAGCTGCTAGGTCAGAGGTATATTTTCTTACTACATCTGCACGTTGTGACTCTTGTACAGTTGTGAATAATTCAACATTCTCATCAGTGGTTTTATTGAGTTGCTCTTCAAGTTCGGCAACCTGTTCTGACAATTCGTCAACCAAGTCTTCCTTACCTTCAGGTACACTAAGATAGTGCTCTTTAAATACACTTTGCAAAGAAGTCATAAAGCCTTCTGCGATTTCGGTACGTAGACCTGATTCGACAGCAACTTCATTCTCTTGCATCCAACCTTCAACTACATAGTTTAAGTAAGCGTCAACTTTCTCAACTAAATCAGTTTTAACAGAAGAAACTTCTTCTTCTAGGTTATTCGCGTATTCACTTTCAAGACGATCGATCTCAACACCAACTTTAGATTTTAAAGCGGCTTCAAAGATTGTTGAAGCTTTACCACGGAATCCATCAGATAACGTAGCTTCTTCAGCAACTAATACATTAAGATCTTCTTCGTAATCGATGTGAGAAACGTCAGCATCTTCAGATACAAGAGTATCTTCAACATCAACATCTTCTTTCACATTAGCAGCTTTCATCATACCTTGGTATAACTTAACAGCTTCATCTTTCTTAGCTTTTTTCATCATTGAATATGCAGCATTCAAGATACCAGCTTTAGTCTTAGGAATATCAGTAGACTGTTTAGCACCTTTTGCGTCGCCAGCAGTTTCTTGATCGCCACCAATTTCTTGGCCATCACCACCATCAACACCATCTTCAGCGCCTTCTTCTACATCAACTTCGTCTTCATCTTCTTCGACGTCGTCTTCTTCCTTTTTGACTTTTGCTTTCTCTTCAAGTGTTTCCTCGTCTAATGAATCAACTTGTGTCTCATCAACGAGCTCTTCACTTAGCTCAGCATTATCAATGTCTTTATTTTTAATAGACATATATTATCTCCTTAGGAGTTTACAAGTTTAGAGAGGAAATTCTTAAAAGCTTTAATCTCAATATCCGATGAACGCATATTTCGAGCCTCTTTTATTTCAGTCTCAATTATTTCAATTTCCTGAGGTTTAAGGATGCCGTTGTCCCAGACCCAGTCAACACCTTCCATAATACCATTAACGAATGCTTCGGGAGCAGACGGATCCTGTACTATATCAACAGTTGCTAACATGAAATCTTTTCCAACACTCATGACACCATTTTTTTTCTCAAGACTACCCATACCACGACTTGATACACCAAGTTTAACGCCACCCTCGAGTAGACCTTCAACGATCTTACCCATAGGAGTTTGTAAAATTGATGCTTTTCCAATAACATCACTACCTTCGAAACGAAGTTCTGTGATCCTATGTGAAACCTTATCCAAGTTAATTCCAGGTCCATCAGGGTGATTCAATTCACCGACTGCACGACCAGTTTTAACTTGTTCTTCAACGTATTTATTTACAGCACCTTCAAGGATACTTCTTTCATAAATACGTCCATTTCTATTCTTTTTATCAGCTTGCATGAATACACCTTCAATGAAGTATTCTTTTTTGCCGTCTGATTTTGCTTCAGTAATAACTTGTATGTTACTATCATGATACTCAGATATTAATTTCATTGTTCGAGTTCCTCGCCCATAAGTTTAATAAAGTCATTTGCATTCTTTTCAGCATCCTTTGCATCTTTAAAGGAATCGTCGAGTTTATCGCCATTAATATAGACAGCAAACTTATTACCTTTTTGAGTAATTACGATGTCAACCTTATTGCCTTTACCGGCTTTCATTGCTTTAACTTGTTTTTCGTTAGAAGCGAGTTTGACTTTCTCTCTGAGTTCATTGAATGTAAGCATATGTTAGTCTTCTTCTGTTTGTACTGGTTGACCTAATGTAGATGCAATCTCAATCTTCTTTGCATCTAATGCTGCAGTAAGCTTTTGACTCATAAGAGTATCAAAATCTTTCTTAGCAGTTACGTTATCGCCATGCTGAATGTTATCAATTAATTCTAATGTGTTCATAATATCCTCTTTGTATTATATATTTATA